GGTCCGTGTGGGTCAGGTCGGAGAGGTCGAACCAATCGGGGTCGCCGATGTACTCGGGGTTCGCCCAGTGGACGTTCGGCTTCACGACTTGGGGGACCATCACGTCGCGGAAGAACAGGACGACGCGGAATCGGTCTTCCAGCCCTTCGAGATCCGCTGGTTCGACGTCATCCAGCTCCACGTCGTCCATCTCGGTGAGGTCCGTCCCGGGGTCGACGTTCGATAGGTCTTCGGCCATGTCGGCGATCCCGTACTCGTCGATCAACGACGCGAATTTCGTGGGCTGCATCACGGAGACGCGGAGCTTCATCTGGCCGTCCGGCAACACGACGTCTTTCGTTTCCGCCGTTGTTTCGCGGTATGCGTCCTGGCTCGCCCATGCCACATCCCCGTTGTCGGAATCGTTGAGATCGGGGTCGGAACAATCGGTGGCCATGCTTGACATGACGACAATAGGCAGAATAAACCAGTATCACGCTGGATTCCACGGGGGTTCACGCAAACGTCAACCGAACCTGAAGGGGGTCTGCAGCGGATTCATCCCCGAGCCGATGCAGCACACCAAACACGCGCTCATCGTTCACGAGCTGCCCAGCAGCCCCACACACGAACTAAAACGAATGAACCCGGAGGTGGTATTCTCGGAGATCTGCAGCGGGACCGTAATGGTGGGTACACTTCAGTATGGCTTATCCAAGTCGTCCAACGGACAGCGATGTTGCGAAGTCATCGCCCCGCAAATCCTCTTGCTGTCCAGAGCCTTGCCGAGCTTCGGATGTAATAATGCTACCGGCGTTGGCAGTTACGACCCCCGACACAGATTGAGATTCCGCCTCGTCCGCGCCACCGTGTTGTCCATCGTAGAAAAATACACTACTGCCGTCCACGTCAATGGTGACTGCTATTTCGTCGCCGGCCGAAAATCCAGCCGTCCGGGCCCACCCCAAAGACACAGAGACGAAGTAAGTGCCTGGCTTTTTGACCACAATCTGATTGTTTGCAATGTCAGCGTCTACCACATCGGCCTGTTTGAACCCAACTTGGTCGAACGCGATTTCGCTAAAGGAGCCGGGCTGTAGTGGTTGGTTTGTTGTTAGCTCTATTCTCGCGGCAACGTCATTGATAGATGCCTCGTCTGTACTGACCGATTCTGCTTCTAGCGAATCGACGCTCCAATTCCGTGGCGCCGGCAGCCGCTGTGGGTTCCGTGCCATAACTAGATTGTTTCGAGTTCGGCAGCCACATCGGCACCACTTGAATCCTGATTGATGATCCGTATCCGAAGGTCCGTGACACCCTCGATATCAACGGGCACAAGCCGTGTCGCGCCGTTCTCGACGCCCGTGAACGGCGCGATCCAGTCCGCCCACGGAACCTCGTCGTCAAGACGCGCCTGCAAGTGGAAATCGACGCTCATACTGGCGCCGGCCGGGTCGTTCTCGACCTGTAAGACGGCGGCATCCGTCTGGATCTGTGCGCTATCGGCCGTCGTGTCGTCACCGCCCGAGGCGTCGAGCGACGACGATATACTAATGGGTCGTGACATGGTTAGTAGGCCGCCGTCTGGCTGTTCACGAGTGTGGCCTGGATGTCGTACGTTGCGGCCGTGTCTTCGGCTTCCCACCCGATGTTCTCGACGATCGCATCCTGCTCGTTAAGCTGGGCTTCATCGGTCGCCAGGATGATGTTCGGCACGTCCAACTCCAGACTATATGCCGTCGAGCCACCTGAGATGGTGTTCTCCGGGCTGATCCACGTCGCGTTGAGGCTCGCCTTGTAGAGTGCGTCCTGCACGGTGGTGGCGGCGGTGCCGCCGAGGAATAGCTGCATGGCGTCGGTGTTCTCGAAATCGAGATTCAGGTTCCCCGAGACGGCGCGTTCGCCGACGTGGCACTTCGCCGGCGTCCGGCTCCCGCGGATCTTCTCGTCGAGGTCGTTATCGACGGTCGCGCTGAACTCCGCAACGTCGACGGATCGATCCGTGCCGTCGAGGGTGATGGTGCCGTCGTGCCACACGAACGGCCGCTCGTCCGAATAGGTCGGCGAGGCCTGGCTGCCCTGTAGCTCGGGTTCTTGGGCGTTCATGTCGGCGGAGACCATTAGGTATTCCTCCGGCGTGTGGCTGATTTCGAGGCTCCCGATCCCGACGCCCTTGTGCCGGAGTGCGTCGATCGCCCCGAGCCCGATCTCGACGGCGAACGACGGCAGCTTGTTATCCGCGGTAAACGTGTGCTCCCCCGTATCGTCCGTACTGTCGCCGTCCGTGTCGGACGTAGTGACGGATGCGGCGCCGAACGCGCCTTTGAGAAGGTAGCCGAGGCCGTTCTCGGGGCCCGCAACGAGTTCCACGCTCCCGTCGTCGTCAAACACCCCGGCGGTGCCATCGAACCGGCTCCGGCCACGGATGTTGCTGTTGAACAGGACGCCGTTCTCCATGCTGAACCCGTCGCTGTTGATCGGGAGGTACACCGACGGGGCGCCGCCGCCGCCGTAACTTGATTCCTCCGTGATCCCGCAGTACCCGAGGTGGCTCTGGGCGTCCGTCCCGATGTTCTGCGTCATCCGTGATCACCTACATCCGACTCTACCGCCGCGATATGTGAATCCGCCTCACGCTGATTCCCCGCATCTGAATCGGCGTCGTCGGGGTTGTGGCTGCTGAGGTGCCCGTTCAGCGATTTCAGCGAGGGGTACACTTCCCCGCAGATCTCGCCGTCGCCCGTTGGGTGTTCGCACACGACGCCGTACCGGATTAATGGGTTCGACAAGTCGCCGCGTGTGAGTTCTTGAGCCACGGGGTCGGCGACGGCGTTCGCGGGGGTGTCGCCCGCCTCGATCGCGTCCTCGCTCGCGACGGGTAGGGGTTCGTGCATCCTGAACTGCCCGTCAGGGGTGTCTTTGATCATCATCTGGAAGCGAATCCCGAACTCATCCAGCACCACCGACGTTTGCCGGCCGCGGAACTGGATGAACTCCCGAATCACGTTCCCGTTGTCGTCTTCGGGCTCCATTCGTGGTAGTTCTCGTGCCATCGTTTAGATCTAGTTCGTTGGTTTTCGTCGCTTGGTTTCCACCACGAAATCGGCCGTCCCGTATTTCAGGTGGACTCGTTCGTCCCGGACGTTCAGCGCGAAATCGAACTGTACCGCATCCGCCCCCGACGTGAGGTGGGCGTCCTTCGCCACCGGGTCGCCCGCCCCAGGGCTGGATTCCAGCCGCCGGTTCTCCTCGACGTTATTCACGACGTTCCCGATGATCACTCGGGCCAGCTCGAGGCCGTACTGCTGGTCGTAATCTGCCACGAACGCACTGATGCTAAAAGTATAGGTGGTGTCGTTCGCCCGAACGTTCCGCGCCTCGTCACCGACCCCGGTCGGAATCGACAACACCACCGGCAGATCGTAGTGGTTCAGTAACTGGTCAGCGCTCACGACGCCTTTCACGTGGTGTTGCACGTCCGGACTCGATCCCGAGCCATCCAGGTTCCCGTTGGAGAGGTGGTTGTCGACCGCGACATCCCGGAACCGCTCTAATACTTCCAGGTGCGCCTCGGTGAACCCGTCGTGGTCCGAGGCGGTGAAGCCGGCTTCCGTCGCCATCTACATCGCCCCCCCGCTGGTGTCGAATGCATTATCGACGACATCCTGAGCGATCTGGCCAGCTCTCCCCTCCCACCGCCTGACGCTGCGGTCGATGAATTCGTTCGGGAACGTCTCGTGGCCATCGCGGAAGATCGCCCACCGGATGTTCTCGGCCGCCCGCTCGATCGACTCACCCTCCCTCGGGGTGATCTTTGCGGTGGCCCACTGCAGGATCGGCTCCAATGGGGGTGGGCTGGTGTCGTAGCTGGTGCCCTCGACGATCGCGTGATGGAGCGGCCAGCCCTGCTCGGTTCGCTTCCGCGGCGCGACGGACACCCGGTAGGGATCCTGGGACTCCGTCGCGGCCGTGATCGTCGTCCGCATATTCACGCCGGGGATCCCGACGCCCTCGGGCGCTTCATCCTTCATGTGGCGCTCCGACAACACGGCCAGTTGATCCACCGCATCTTCAGCGCCGTCGCCGAGGATCCGCTTCCACCTGTCTTCAGCCCGCGACGGCACGTCCACCTCGATTTCGAGTTTACTCACCGTAGTCGCCTCCGTAGTTCGTGAGGTGGGCGGTGCGGCCCCTGGCGGGGTAGCTTGTGCCTTGGGCTTCGGTGGTGTCGGTGACGCCGTAGCCGTGGACGGTCACCCAGTCGTCGAACTTCGACTCCGCGCGCCGTTCCAGATACACGACGCGGTCTTGGCCGTCGTCCTGTTCCGATCGATAGTTCTGGGCGTTCGCCTCGTGCGCCTCTGACGCCGCGAGCAACTCCGTCGATTTCACCAACAGTGGGTGGTCGTCTTCGATGCTGCTCCCTGGCGGGAGGTCGCTGGGGATGTCCTGGTCGGTCGTTTCCTTCCACCACGCCTGCACGGTATCCGTCGCGGACAGGATGAACGGCTCCACATCTTTCTCACCGCCCTTGACGGGGATGTCGATGTACTCCCGGACGCCGTCGCTCGTCGCCCAGTGTTCGTCATCCAGGTTACTGGATGTGGTTTCGGCCATCAGTCATCCTCCGTGCTGTCCGAGTCCGGGCCGCCGTACGATGAATCGTCTTGGCGGTGGCGTTCATCCAGCCGCGCTGTCTCGCGCTGTAGTTCCTGGATCTCGTCCGAGTTCATTCCGAGACGCTCTAGCATCTTCTCTTGACGGCTCCCGAGGTGGTCCTGTTTCTGGTCGAGGCGGTTGACCTGTTCGGACAGCTCGGCCTGATTCACCCCGATGCCGTCGACCTTCTCGTCCATGTCGCTGATGTTATTCGAGATGGATTTGTAGGCATACGGCGCTCCGAGCCACAGGAGGACGATCATCAGCCAGTTGTAGTTCTGGGCCAGGTACACGATGTCGGCCGCGCCCACCATCACGGGGTCACCCGGCCCGCTCGTCGAGCGCCTCGATCACGCTATCCCGAGCCTCACCTTCGTCCCGATCCTGCTCCGCCTGTCGTACCGCGGCGAGGTGGGCGTCGGCGTCGCCATCCTCGATCGCGGCCGTAACCGCCTGCCACGACTGGTCGACGAACGCGTCCGCGTCGAAGTCATCCGCATCTGTGTCGGCATCCTCACTTTCTTCGGGATCGTCCTGTTCGACCGCCGCCGGCGATTCCTCGCCGGCGTCGGCTTCCTCCGGTCGGACCCAGCCGCGTTCCAGGTACTGGTCCACGCTGTCGTCCGGTACCTCGTAGGTTGCGGGGCCTTCGTAGTGGTGGGATTGGTCGTCGGCGCCCTGGCTGGGGGCTTCGATGAACGTCGATCGCCTCGGCCAGTGTAGTTCAGTCGCCATTGTCACACGTCTTGGATCACGGACCAGTTGTCAGGGCGGTGCAGGTGGAACCCGATTTCCTGCGCGATCTTGAACCACGTCACGAGCGGATCGTTCTCCGTCCACATCTGCGTGATGAACCCATTCGCCATGTCGACACTGAAGTCCCCACTGGGGGGTGCCTGCCGGCCATGTTCCGCCAAGCGGTCGGCGAACCACGGAATGAACGCCGACACGCGGCCGGGCGCCCCGATCACGACGTTCCGCCGCTGCGTCGCCGCAGACGCATCGTACGGCTCCAGGATGTTGTCCTTCACCGCGTCCCCGGGATCCTCGGCGACGTTCCCGGCGCCATCAAGCGGCTGGCCGTTCGCGTCCGTCCTGACCACCTGCGTGCGAACTTCCTGGACCTCGTCCACCGGCAGGATGTTCGCCACCTGATCCTCCGCCAGCCCCTGCGTATCAACACCCGAAAAGCGGCCTTCCAAGTCGTCGTTCTTCTTCAAATCCCGAAGAACGCTCGGGGAGAGGTAGGCGGTGATCTGGCCAGCGCTATCGAGCATATCGCCCGTGTCCTCAATCTGGAAGCTGGCGTCGATGATCGTGTCCTGCGGCGTACTGTTCGCCGTGTCGCTAAACGCCGTCGACGGCGTGAACACGTGCGACGCGTCGAGGTCGGGGTGGGCGGTCTGGCCCTCCGGCCCGATCATCCCGTCGATCCCGCCGTAGCCACGCCAGGACACCATCGACCGAGCGATCTCGAGCCGCAGCCGGAGGTTGTCCGCGCTCGCTTCGAACAGGTTCAGGATCTCTGCATCGGTGTTCAGCTCCGTGTCCGCGCCTTTCTCGGGCGCGGTCTTCGCTTTGAACGTCTCGACGCCGACGGTGGATTCGTCGAGGTCGTCGATGTCGACGACGCGGGACTCCGCCGAGAGATCGCTGCGGGGCATCGGCATCTCGGCGCCGTCCATCGTGTAGTACGTTTCACTGCTGTCGCTCAACTCGACGGGCGGAAACACGTCGGTGGCGATCAGTGCGTTCTGCCGCGTCCGATTATCCAGATCCCGAACGATCTCGTTCCGAAGCGTCTTCGGCGACACCGTATCGGCCTGGCTGATTGTGAATGCCATCAGTGATCACCTGTAAACCGCGACCGCGATTCGATCCCCCACATGGAGAGACCGGACGTTCGTCTCCACGACCAGCCCGTACGCGTCCGACCGATCGACCGCGGTGGTGCCGTCCGACAGGGTGTCCGAGACGGTGCCGCCGGCCCGTTCCGCCACGAGGTCGCCCGCCGTCGGCGTGTACGTCCCCTCTGGGGTGAGGTAGTACACCGGCTTACTGACCCGGACGGTGTCGTCCGTCGAGCTGTCCGACGGGTCGGTCATCAGCATCCCGATCGCCGCCGAGTCGTCCGTTGCCTGCTGTACCTGCGTGAAGTCGCTGCCCTCCCCAGCCACCTCCATCAGATCACCCGGTTCGCTCGTGGCGGTGTCCGTTACCACCACGGGAACCTTATCGCCGGGGACGAACGCGACGTATCTGGATGCCATCAGGGGTCACCTCCGCTGATCGCGGCCTGCAGCTCCTGTTCCGAACTGTACTCCCCGGGGGAGACGCCGTGTTCCGCTTCGATGAACTCCGTCGGGGCCTGACCGTGGGCGTTCGCGGCGTGGATCTCCCGAGCCGTCATCACCGAGCGGGCCGCCCGGTCGGTTTCCTCGTTGCCGGTAGCTTCGGATTCGACCGATCCGACGGTTTCGTCGGCGGCGACGGCTGCGGATAGCTCGTCGCGCTTCGCCTTCGACCGGCCGAACTCACGCCAGCGTTCCCCGGCCATCGCTTCCAACTCCGACAGCGGCTTCCCCGCCAGCGTCTCGACGCGATCCTGTTGGTCGTCGAGGTCGTACTTCGGGAGTGCCGCTTCGAGGTCGGCGATCTCGGCGCGGAGGTCGTCGCTGAACGCATCGACCACGTCCTGCGGCGTGAACCCATCTGCATCGGGGTCGACGCCCTGACTGGCGGCGATCTCGCGGAAGTGTTCGGCTTCATCGGAGAGACTCGCCACCTGCGCTTGGAGCTCCTCGATCTGTTCGTCCTTCGCTGCCACCGTCTCGGACGCCTGGCTCAACGCGGCCTGTGCCGCATCCAGATCCTCCGGATCGGTGGGAATCTCGTCGTTCTCTGTCATACCTGAAACGTTCGCATTCGGTTCCGCGTCGATACTTCCAGCAGCGGCGCGAAGGGTGCGAACGAGCCCGTCGGCCTGCTGTCTGGGGGAACTCGCTGCCAGCCGCCCGGATGCAGCCGCTGCATCCGCGAGTTCCGGCAGGTTCCCGTTCGTCGCGCCGTCCACAGCCTGATCCGGCACCAAATCAATCCGCTCGATGGCTGTCGCCTCGACAACCAAAGCGCCATCCTCGCGCTGCACCGGCTCGCCATCCGCGTTTTCCTGCAGTGCGATGTTCCCAACGATACTGAAGCCGAAGCCGTCGAACGACCCAGCTTCAGCCGCCTCCACCGCTTTCGGATTCGTGAACTCGGAGTCACGCATCACGACAGCTTCCCGACCGTCATCCAACGTGTCCTGACTGAATTCTCGCGCGACGCCGATCTCGCCGAGCGCGGTCTGGGCCGCCACCGAATCATCGTCCGGATGATCGAACCCAATCCGCGGCGCCTCGCCAGCCTGCACCCGTTCCTCGACGCGCTGATACGTCTCCGCGATTGTTCCCTCAGGAACGTACACTGGGGTAGGGTCGCCGTTCACCCACAGGTCGTGTTGGCCGCTCGCCCACACGATCCCCCGCAGGCCATCTTCGGACGCCTTGCCGGCGTCGGCCGCCTCGACGTGGGCGGTAAATGAGCGGGATGCTGCCACGCTCGCACTGAACTCGGGGGCCTGGTCCGCGTTCTCGAGGTCGCCGGCAGCCACCCGCATCGCTGTCGCGGTATCGTAGGCGTCTCGGAGCCGTTCTTCGGAGACGCCGTTGACGCCGCCGCGGCTGCCGTTGATCGCGGCGTGGATGGCCTGGAGCGCGTTCACATTCACCGCGCCCTGATGGCTGTCCCTGAACGGGAGCTTGTACGCCGATTTCACATCGGCCTGATCGCTTTCCATCGAGGGAGCCAGCAGGAAGTTCCGACGGAACGCATCGAGGTCCGTCTCGTCACTCGACGGGTCCGGATACGAGGCAACCGCGTCACTCCCATCCCAGGAACCCATGCTGTAGTCCTGGTCGTCGGCATTGAGGTCTGGCACCGTGTAGTCGATGTCCTGGGCGTGGATCACGGCGTCGGTAGCGTCGGCTACCGTTTGCTGCAGATCGTCGATCAGGCTGTGAACTGCCTGGATCTGCTGTGGATCCATCCCTACCCAGTCAGAGCCAGCCTCAACCTATAAACGGGTATCACGCTGGATTCTGAACCAGCGGGAGGGAACCGTATCCACCCCGGGCGTGATCTAGCTCGGTATGGGCACGCCGATCATCGGCTTCCTCGCCGCGCTCGTCTCCATCGTGTTGAATTACGTCGGGAAATACCGCGACTACTGGTGGTGGGACAACCTCGCCCACCACACCGCCGGCATCGCCATCGGCTCGGCGTGCCGGCTGCTACCGAGATCGAGGTCGCCGCGGGACGCCGCACTGATCAGCCTCGGAATCAGTTCTCTATGGGAGATCGCGGAATTCAGACACGGCGCGTGGCCCTACGGGTCGGACGAGCCGCGGGACAGGCAGGCCGAAGACGTACTGCTCGATACGATCCTCGTGATGGCCGGCGCGTGGCTCGCCGCCCGCCTCGATCACGACCCGGATTCCTGATCCGATCCGGTATCCTGCCCGGTTTCGCCGCGTTGCTGGACGCGCTGTTCGCCGGGGAGTTCGTAGTTATCCGCGATCCTGGCGATCGCCCGAATCAAGCCACGGATAAACCCAATCCCCGTGATGCGGACGATCTGGACGAACGTGAACAACGCAAACGCTGCCAACAGGATGGCGGCGAGGTACTCGACGACCCACCCGAGGTCCACCTGGAACGACAGCGACGCCTGTAAGTCGATGATCCCCAGCCACAGCGATAGGCTGAACCCGGTGACGACGAGGAGGATCAGGCCGACGAAATAGGCATACGCGAACGATACCTGCCACGGCTCACCTGGCTTCAACGGCTGCAGGCTACTCCCATACCCATCGTCGGGGTCCCCGGCGCTAGACATCGACGGTCACCCCGAGTTTCATCGCCGCCGACCTGATCCGCGAACGAATGTTCCGGACCGCCTGATCGTCGACGCCGGCGCATCCCGGGTGGTCTTTGCCCTCGTAGGCGTAGAAGATCTCGCGAGGTTTCAGGCCGCTGTGCCGCCACAACACCCACACCACGGTTTCCTGCGCGGTGAGGCCCTTCCCTAAGAGTTCGATCAGCATTCCGGTGTCGGTGAAGCCATCGCCCTGCTGTAATTGCTTGAGGACGGTGGAGAGCTTCGGATCCCCGGGATTGTCGGCCCAGTCCGGTTTGTCGCGCATGACTTGGCGGGAGGCGCGGTTCAGGATCTCGCGGCCTTCCTTGTCGAGATACGGTGAGGTGCCGAAGTTCTTCCCCCTGCGTGGCGGTTCGTCAGTTCCTGGATCATCCCCGCCAAGCCCGTTCCGTCCCATCGTTGACATCACGCTAAACTATCACGCCAATAGATGTAAAAGGGTAGGAAGTCCGTGATAATATTCCAACATATGTGTATTGAAAGGTTAAGAGGTGCCGGTGCGATCCAGCCGCTCGTTCAACACCGTCGGATTAAATTCCTGCCTCGCGTCGACCACCTTCGGCCTGAATCCGTTCGACCCCCAGATGCGTTTCAAGTGGTCGTCGCCGATGTCATCTTCGGTGATCGGTTCCTCGCCCTCCGGTAGTTCTAGCAGTGGCCGGATATCGGAGCGGCAATATATGTGATTCGGCGGGAGTATCCACGGCTGGTCGATCAGATCCACCGTCACCTCGTCGAGCCGCCGGCACACCGCGCTGGTTTTCTTATCAATCACCGCATCATACGTCCCGTACCGAAACCCGTTATTCAAATACCGCCGGTGGGTAGCAGTGACGTATGCGTCCTGCACGCTGTCGTGGCTGATCAGCTCTGCTTTCGACCGGGCCGTCTGCCCGGTGATCCCGTGTTCGTCCCGCGTCTCCGCATCCCCGTCCAACAGCACCTGTTCAACGCGGGTCGCGAGATCGGTCTGATCGTCCCGCGTCGATGACACGGGCTCGTTCTGACTGAACCCGATCTGGATCTGTCGGGTGGCGCGATCCCCGATTTCCTCGGCCAACGAGTCGCTGTTCTCGTATAAGAGGGCCGCGTCGATGTTTCGCAGTTCCCGGTTCAACGCCCGATCCGCGTGGTCGAAGTTCGGCGAGCCGATCAGGTCCGACTCATTCATCGTTCCTGGGAGGGTTCGCTGTAGGCGGCTGAAGCTGGCTCGTGCGGCTCGCGCCATCGTGGTTTTGTGGCGGTCTTCCAACCACCCCAGCAGCTTCACGCGGAGTTCACGGGAAGCGAGGCGGGTGAGTTGTTCGTTCAGCCGTCGGGCTTTCGATCGTGAGCTGGCCGTCGGCTGCTGCATGATCTCTATACCTTCGCCCGCGAGAAAGTCCTCGATCACGGACTGCAGGTCACGGATCACGCGCCGGGCGCGCTGTCGGGCGCGTCGAAGATCTGTGCCGTTCTTCGATGCTGGATCCCGGGCCGACATTACTGTTCGCCGAATTCTTTCTTCGATTCAGCAGCGGCTTGTTTCCACAGTTCACGCGTCGTTCGGGCGGTATCCTGTATGATCTGTTCAGCGTGTTCCGTGGGGTCGAAATCGTCGCCGTTCATAGTTCTGGCCCGTCGTATTTCTCGTACACCCGTTCCACATCGTCAGGGATGTCATCTCCGCGTAGTTTCATCGCCCCGATTTCAGCCACCGCTTCCAGCGGGGTCGACGCTGCATATTCGCTTACCTGTTCCGCCATGAGGTCCTGTTCACTTGGGGTGAGGTCCGAGGCGGCCAGCCGTTCAGCACGCATGACGCCTGCCTGTCGGTAGTGCTCGGCGTGAACGGTTTCGTGCCTGATCAGCGTGGCCAAGTCGCCGGATACCCACTGGCCGATGGACTGCATCCCCGCGGTGTTTTTATCGGTATATCGCTGATCCAGCCACATCACGCTGGAACCGGGATCGTAAGTGGCAGCCGACGAATCGCCAGGGTCCTGGGCGACACTGCCGGTGAACCGGTCCACGTTTTCCAGCAGCCCCTGTGCTTCCATTTCCTTCAGGGCAGATCGAATGGATTCGGTCTGTGATTGATCGAACTGATCCAGATCCACGTCGATGGGCAGGGTGTCTAACGGCTGTTCCACGAATTTCCCATCCGGCCCGCGTGGATGTACATCCGGATCCCAATCAGCTTCCACGCCTGAGTCCGCGGCTGCACCTTTTCGCCACCCCTCCCAACCGCCTAAAGTGCGGTCCTTCATCGCCGCGCAGAAGCGGTTCGCTGCCTTCGGATTCATCCCGTTCTCTATCATCGTGCCCTTACAACAATCACCCGACGGACAGTCGAACTGCCCGCCCATTCCCGCCCAGGCTTTCAACAGGATCAGCCGATTCGGCGTCTCCGATTCTTCCCACGATTCGGGGATTTGGAAGCGGCCATCGCCACGGATTGCCTCGACGCTCGCCCTGGATCCCTCCGCATCGTCATCCACGTCCAACTCGCCCTCGGGGTTTTCGACATCGGGATCGATTTCCCCGCTCGACAGGTCAGATTCCCGGTACACTTCCACTCCGGTTTCCACGCCGACGATGTATGCGGGGTCGTCGCTTGTGGCATCAATCGTCTCTCCATCGGGGCCGTCGAATTCCTCGGTGCGGACCTCCACCACCACGCCGACGCCCTCCGGGGTGTCCACTTCATCCCCTTCACTATACGAGCCGGTAGCGGCCAGTTCGCCATCGTGGTCGGATTCGCCGGTACGTCGTAGCCGTTCGACCGCTTCCGCGACAGCCGTTGCGTTCATCACGTCGCTGTTTTGCTTCGTCGGATCATACGGATAGAATCGCTGATTGACTTTCTCGGTTATCCGGCTCAGGAATTCGTTAAATCCGTCTGCGTCCACCGGCTCGGTGACCCGGATATGTAGCGCGGGCTTTCGAAAGTCGCCGATGTCCGCTTCCACGCCGTCCGGGGGATTCGTGTCCGTGAATATGTCTCGGAAGTCGCTCTGCGCTAATTCCTGGGCGTTCCCCCCGACTTCATCTTCATTGATGATGTCGATAACGCCCAGTCGGACCGCGCCTTCGTCGTACCGCCCGGACGCCTCGTCGTACACCAGTGCGCTCTGGATATCCCGGGACGACGGCACATCACCGTCGAAATGAATAACGGTTGTATCCTCGTCGGGCTCCCCGGCCTTGTGAACGTCACGAGCGATCCGTGACAGCCGACGGATCATCCCTGACGCTGGGATTTCCGTGAATTTCCCTTCTTCGTCCCTGACGTGTTCCGAGGGGTCAAAGTCGGCTTTGAGCCGCTTGCTAACCCCGCCGGCTTCGGTCTGGAACTGCGACAGCGGGCTCTGCTCGTGCAACGAGTCCCGCAACCCCGCACAGAACGCTTCGGCCTTCCGATCATCCCACCCGGCTTCCGTCACCATATGCGCCATACAGGTGTCCATCGACTGCCCAACGTTATCCCAGGCCGCCCGCGCGGCGCGATGCGGCCACACCTCCGGGTCCACCGGGTACCCGTCGGCTTCAACATCTAGCTCGTCGTCATCGTCGTCGTCGAGGCCGAGGCTCGCCAGTACCTCGCGACGTGTGATCGTGCTGTCATCGGCGGACGCCCGGGGTTCGTGTGCGTCGTCACCCACTGAAGGCCCCTGGTTTTGCCCGTTTTCCTGGTTTCCGGGCTCTTGATCCAGGAATTCATCCATCGCCTGTTCTCGATCCTCGGGGCTCTCAGGGCCACCCTCCGGCGGCATACCCCTGGTGGGGTCGGTTTCCAAATCCACCCCCTCTAAGGTGTTCGCCAGCTCCCGACCCTCCGCCTCGCTCATGCCGAGCAGCCCGGCGTAGTTGAATAACTGCAAGATTTCCTGTTCATCCTCCGCTGCAATTGCCGGCAGCTCGTGGACCACGCTCCCATCGAGCCCATGGATCTCCGCCTGCACCCCGGCGAACTTGTCGAATAAATCCGTCACCTGCCCCTGCCACCCACTGATCTGATCGAGAAACAGCTGCATCATCGAGTGCCGCGACAGCTCCGGGCCCTCTTTCAACTCGATCAGATCCAGCGGGAGGAGGAGGCGGCGGCTGATGGCTTCGTTGTAGTCGCGGATCATCGACGACATCGATTCGTCCATCTCCGGCAGCTCGATCGTCTCCGTCTCCCAGTTCTCCGGGACCGCCATCACCGTCGCCGTCTGATACTCCTCCAACGTCTCCAACGCGGCGTCAATCTGTTGGGCCATCACCAGCTCCAACAACCGCCCGGACTCGTCCCCAAACTGGCTATCAGCGGCGTCGACGTACTGGTCGTAATCTTCCTCGACGAGCCACGCCGGCGGATTCACCTTAATAATCACCCCACCGATCGACGCGATCTCCGCCTTCCGCCCCTGGAGGCGCTTCAGCTGCATCTTGTTCACGGCGTCGTCGGCGATCGCCTGCAACGGCGGCGTCCGATACATCCGAACGTCAAGCACCTCCGTGCCGATCTCAAGCGCCCGGCGGTCATCCGTATGCTCCACGCTCACGTCGGGCTCCCCGCTGTCGTCGTCGAGGTCGAACGTCGTGTAACTCGTCTGCGCTTGGATATAGATCTCGTCCCCAGTCTCCCCATCTTTGACGTAGGAGAGGTCGTCCACGTCGAGGTGCTGCAGGTCCGTCGAACGCCCGACGTACACCGCATTCAGCAGGTTCTGTTCCAACACACGATCCAATACCTTCGACGGATCCACATGCGTGTCCACAGATGGGTCGCCGGTGTAGATCGCGTCCATATGGTCGGCGAGCCGCTGATCAGCCTCGGTGTCGGGGTCGGCCGGTTGGACGTCGAGGCCGTCCCTCCCAAGCATCAGCGACTTCAATCGGATGAGGATCCCCGGGATGAGGTCGTCGTTCGCGAGGATCCACTTCCCCGTATCCGTGTTGTAGTCGACGCGGGTCTCGATCAGGTTCGTGATTTGGTCATCCAGGAACGCCGAGTACTCCCAGTCGGAGAGGTCGAACGCCGAATCGGTGATGTGGATATCACGCCCGCTGGCGACGGGTGTGACGGTCGTGTCGCCGCCGGCCTGCCCCCGGACATCGAAACCCCCGGCCTGGCCGTTCAACGCCGCCTCGATGCGTTCAGCGTCCACATCGGCGTCGTCGGGGACGTCGATGGCGATCTGTTCCCCACCGCGAGTGACGATCCGACCGCCATCCAACCTGGCGGCCCGCGCCTCGGGATCCACACCCGAGTCGGGGTCCGAGCCGTCGGCGAGAAGGCTCCGTAGCGCATCCGGGATATCCATACCCGGACAGTGCGTTCAGCGCGGGATAAACCAGTGTCACGCTGAATCCAGCCCCGTTAGCGGTCGACAGCGATCTTATAATCCAGCGATTTCAAACTAATGTTATCCGTACTCGACGCCTGCGCAAAAAACACCAAGTAATCCAGATCGTTCAACTGCGCGTTCGCCTCCAACCCCGTCGAAGCACCGGCTTCACTCAGCCCGCTGCCGCCCTGCATCGACCGACCCGCGAGCTTCCGCCCCACCGGATAATTCTCCGTCCCCACATGCGGGTCATTATTCCCCGTCCCCGCCGCATCGAACCGCGTCACACCACTGATGTTCCCCCATTCGGTATCTTCAAAAAACGCCTCCCGCGTATCGAGGCCCGGCGGCGGCGCCATATCCACCTCCGGCCCGTTCACGAACGAGACATCGCCCTTTCGCAGCATATACGCCGACACATGAACGTCTTCGCTCCCCGGGATCGACATAATCCCCTCCAACGACATCGGTACGTCCCGATCCGTCGTCCGAACCGCGATCAACGGATACGGCTGCGTGGTCGTGATGTTCCCGCTGCCGATGTCGCCAGTTCTCCCGACGTCTTTATAGCGGGGTGTGGCGTCGTTCTGCCCCAGGATGTTGTAGTGGGCGTTCCCGAACCGGACCGTGGTCGCCGACGCGTCGGGCCCGGTGTTTTCCAGCTCGGCGCGCATCCGGAAGTTCACTTTATCCGTCGCCGTCTCACTCACGGGGCTCAGTCGATCCAGTGGGAGCGTGACCTTGGAGACGTTCGGATCCGGATTCAGATTTAGGTCGATGATGCTGTTTGACGTGTCGTCCAGCAAGTCCGGGATCTGTACTTCGGGTTTCCACTCCCCGAAATCATACCACCCGAGTTCGTTCCTGACGATCGCGCCCACGGTTTCGTCCCACCCATACACCGTGGGGTCGGACGCCCACCGGTCCCGATGAATACTGATGTTCGTGGCGCCGTCTTTGATGATCTGTAGATAGTGATCTGACGGCTCGCTCCCAGGGGTACCCTGGATTTCCCAGCGGTAGGCGTTCAGCCAGTCCGTGGTGGTGGTGACGCCCATCCGTAAGCGTTGATCCACGGCGAGGAGGTCGTCGGCGAGAAACGCCCAGCCGAACAGCGAGGACATCGAGGGGACGTAGCCGACGCGATCCGCCGTCCGAAGCACGGCCAGATCGCCGTCGCTCCCGGAAACGGATAACTCGTAGAGGCCGCCGGTCCCTGGGTCGACGCTCCCGCCGCCCGAGGTGACGGTATCCCAGTTCGTCTGATCGATGTTATCCCACCCCGTCGATATCGAGAACCACGGGTCTGCTTGCACCACTGACTGCTGCCGGAACTGTGTCGTGCGGACTCGTTCGTTCGCCGGCCCGACCATACCCCAGCTATCCAGTTCGCGAAGGATAAACCAGCGTGACGCTGAATCACGCCGTCCGGCCCGTGTACCGATACGTATCCGGCTCTACCCCGCCACGCTTCCCACCGAGGCAGGCCGCCGTGTAGCAATAGATCAGGGCGTAAAATCCGTCGTCCTGTTGGGTGTCCTGGAACGTCGTGATCCGCTCCCGCCGCGTCCCCGACGTCGTTTCCTGGAACTCCCGCTTCACCGACGTTAAATGATCGAACCAATACGTCATCGTGTCCCGCGTCTCAACGTGGTCCCGATACGGGATCGTGATTCGTTTATCTGGTGTGCGTTCGTGTTCGTACTCTCCCTCTAATTCGTCTGCAGTCACGGTTTCGTCGTACCCTTGTACTTCGGGGAAGAGGTCGAAGACGCGGTTCGCCCACGGCGCCTGCGCCGCATACACCGTCTTCCCGTCGCGCTTGAGGAACGGCCACTTCCCCCCGGGATCATTACTCGGGGACAGGTTGAATCTGTGACCGGTGACGTGCGATCCCCAGCCGCGCTCGGGGATCGCGTTCTCCCGCCGATCGCCGTTCTGTAGCACGTCGACGTGTGCTTCGCCGTATCCGAGGTCGGCGACCGCGCGGCCATCTGTGCCGATCCCGAATCGATTCAGCACGCCGGCGACCTTCCGGAGTTCCTCCGTGCGATGCTCGTAGGCGACGCGTTCGACGTTCCGGATCGTGACGCCAGTGGGCCAGTGGTCGTTCTGGCGGCTGTCCACGGTGGCGATCACGACGATCGTATCTGATGATTCGCCGCCGCCCCAGTCGACACCCGCGTAATACGGGCCGTAGCCGGGTTCCGCGCGATGTTGGAGCGAGAGGTCGTCGTCGCAGCAAGCGTAGATCGCCGCTTCCGGGATCGGCTTTGCGCCACCTGAATAGAATTGGGCGAGTTTGAAGCGGTTGAACTCGGCCGTCGACGTGCTGGCGAGCCCGCGGGATCGCATTACTTCGTCGAGTGGGTGCCGGGGGGAGACGAGCTGGCTGATCGTGTACCCGCGGTGGACGCCGCTGGGGTTTGTCGCCTGCCAGAAGCCATCATGGAGGATGTCCTGTTTGGTGAATTCGTGCTGGCATTGGCGGCAGTAAAGCCCCCATCGTTTCGGGTCGACCTCGACGACGTGGACGCTGTCGAGGGTGATGGTTTGATCGACGTCGCATTCGGGGCAAGTGTAGTGCCAGCGGTGCTGGGTGGATTCCTGCCAGTGCTCGTGATATACCGTTCCTTCGTAGTTCGGCGTCCCCGTGAGTAGGAGGCGGGCCATTCCGCTGTCAATGGCTTCTTTCAGGTTTGCGAGGGCTTCGGCGGTCCAGTTCTGTACTTCGTCGGCGTTCCCGTACTGGCCGTGGAAGCCCTGGATGCTGCGGCCGTCGCCCCACGCCGAGCGGCCTTCGAGGAAACTGCCGGTGCGGAATTTGTTTCGTTTGACGGCGACACGGCCGTCGGCGAGCATCGACGCCAATATCGGCGGGTCGCCACGGGACGTTTCGATCATTCGGGCGATTGAGCGTTTCATGAAGGAGTTGAGTTGGTCGCTGCGGGGGACGGTGTGAATCACGTCGCACATCCGCCTGGTGGTGGGGATCTTCATGAGCGGCAGCGCGCTCTGGACGGTTTTCCCCAAACCCCTGGCCATCTTCCAGATATGGATCCTTTCGGTTTCGGGGTCCATGACGGCGCGGAGTGGGTCTTGCCAGAACTGGTAGTCGCCTTGGTAGTCGAGGGGGCTGCCGTTGATTTTGACGAGGGTTTCGGCCCACGTGATGATGTCACCGGAGGCGGCTTCGAGCTCCGCGGTCGGCACGCGGCCGGTTTCACTTTCACTGTGCGCTGTGGCTTCGTTGATCCACGAGGTGTCAATCCCGCCCGACATCAATCTACAACTCCGCGAGATCGAGCAGCCGCATCAGTCACCCGAATCCTGCGGTCGATAGTGGTCGTTCTTCAGGCACAACTCGGTAGCCGGATCGCAACCCTCACGTTCACACACACGGCACAACCGCCCAGTCTTCCGTTCCATCTGGGCGCCACAACACGGGCAGCACGTCGAACGGGCATCCACATCCGCCTCTATCGTCTCGTTCATCACTACTCCACCAAGGCATCCAGATTATCATGCCCACTACTAGACCCCTCGTGCTGGGCCGAATTCCCCTCATAATGCAGCCCCAGCCGGATCTCCCGACGGAACGCCTGCGCCGCCTCGATCTTCTCCGCCATAAACCTGTCATACCCCTCCCCGGACGCCTCACCCGTCTGCACCCACTCGTGCAACGCCTCATCGATCAAGTCCTGGATGATCGTGGTTTCCATCGTGTCGAACACCGCCAGCTTCATCGCCTGCCTGTCATTCCGGCAGCCGGTACGGAAATCGAGGAACGCTTGTTTGAACTCCACCTGCTGGCGGTCGTCCATCACCTCCAAGATCCGTTCAGCCGTCATATGGAGGCCGTGAGACATCGCGTTGGCGTTCCCCGGCGGGGCACCGCCATCATGCCCTGTCGCGTAATCGTTGCCCTCTGGGGCACCACGCCCATCAGTATTCGGTGAATCCGGCCCATCCCCCGGAATCACGGTGTGGTGATTGAGCCAGCACCGATCCCCCTCGGTTGGTGGGTTCTGACAGATCCCATTATCGGCCGGATACCCACAGACCGGCTCGTCATCTCCTCCCTCGCGGGCTGAATCGGCCATATTGAACTAAAGTATTGAATCCACGCATTTAGTGCCGCCTCCCGCTGGTTCGCATTGCGACGGGTGCGACCTCGGCCGGGATCGGGCGTCCGTACACATCTCTAAACCAGCGTACACGCGACAGACGGCAGTTCACCACATTAAGCCGCCCGGGAACGGGGATCGTGTACGGTGTGAACGGGGGGGAACCGAAAGTCGCGGTACGTTGCTGGTAGCGGATGTGAGAGAGACGATATATCGTATAAAAAAGAAGGACGCGGGGGTGGCCGTTCACAGCGTACACATTGCTCCGGATACTGATAGGAAATGGGGGCGTGGCTACAGCGACTACTTATCTCGGGTCAAGATGATGGGTGGGTTGGGTGCCGGGGTCAAGCCGCGGGTGTCAGAGGTGTCACAGGGTTTTGCCGGGTCTTTAACGGACGCGCTTTCGCACACGCCCGCGCCTGCGAAAAAACGCTGAAAACCTGTGACACCTGTGACGGTTCGTCAGGCAACAGAATTAGACATCGAAACCACCCACCCGTTCCTCGATTTCATCACGATTCCGGTATATGGATTTTGGATGCACTCCCCACGTATCCAGGAGTTCTCTCCGGATGGTGTTAGTGGTTTCGTATTCCCAGACCGCACAGAAGATCTTCGGGCTTCGGCCTTCACCAGCCCACTTGTCCAGTTCATCGTGGTGTTCCTCGGGGATGGTTTCTTTATAACGCTGCATTCGTTCCATGTAATCCAGATCGTTAGACATCATCACTCGGAGAAGTTCCATTTTTCGCCGTCTGAGGCGCTATATTCGAGTTGGATGCCGAGTAGGAGCATACTGATACCGAGAAATTCAAGAACGAATATGATGTTGAAGGAGTCTGTTAGGAATAGGGGGATAAAGAAGATGATGGTGAGTGCCGTGCCTGTTTTTGTTATGAGTCCATATTTTTCGACCCTATCTAGTTCAGTAAAGTAATCATGGGGTGTTGTGGAAGCGGTATCCCAAAGTTTGTATATAGCACTTCCAAGAATTATTATAGAAAGTATTCCCAGGGCAACGAGTATAATCGGGTTATTTGTTATGAAGTCAAAGACTAAGAACGCGATATACGTAATTGCTGCAGCCATGAACACGTAGGATAATATCGTGAATTCGAATCGAGATACCATTCGTTACCCGGGTAAACGTGGTACTGTTGTATATATTAGGGGGCTGCCATCGGTCACCACGGTGTCCCGCCCCCAAACATGTAAACCCAGATTGCTATAACCCGACGAACTTCAACCGGCCCTGCACGGGCTCGTACACCGACCCCTTATCCCGAAGCTTCTTGATCACGCCCTCAACGTTCCGCTCGGTCAGCCCCGCCTCGATCCCAGCGTCAACGACGTCGCTGTACGGCGCCTCACCATCCTCATGGTCGTGTTGGATGTCCTGGATGATGTCGGCGACCGCATGGATCTTCTCGCGCTGAC